CTTGAAGTCGGTGATACCACGGCGGCCTTGAACGTCGCGGAGGAATGGTTCAACGAGGTTGCGGAACTGCGTTCTTGTGAATTCGTCGTTGAATTCGAACATCAGAGACTTAGCAGCACGTGCAATTGCCTTTTCAAGAACGATGAATAGGCGACGAACGTTAATGCGATCGAATGCAGATGGCTTAGCAAGCAGCGTCTTATCACCGAAGAGGATTGTTCCCTCACCTGGTGAAGAGATAACTGGGTTGATACCGTTCTTGTAGAGAAGATCTCTTTCAGCCTTGTTAGGGTTGAAAGCAAGTCTCACAACGTTACGGATCTGACCACGGCTTGTACCAGCTGGCGAATACCATGGGTCTCTTGAGCTGTCTGTAACAACGCAAGCACCAGCGATATCACCGTTCAGAGGAACGAAACGATACACGTCATTGTACTTGTCGTACATGTACTTGTAGCCCGAATCCATAACTGCGAATGAAGAAGAACGAACCGCATTGCGGAATTCTACAACGTTTGTCGCAGCAGTACCTGTCTGGTTAACAACGTCTGCTCTCTGTGGAGATGCGAATACGATACAGTCCTTACGAACTTCTGCGATGTTATCGATCAGATAGTTAGCTTGCTGTTCGCCATGTGTACCACCTACCGAGCGGCCTGTCAGAACAAGAGAGATGTCTACTTCTTCTGCAGATGCGAATAGGTCGTATGCACGAGCTGTATCAGCGAATGGAACCGAAGTTTCGTCGTTATCAACACCACCCTGGAACGAGATCGTCATTGGCTTAGTGTTGGTTGAAGATGTAAGAGCTGAAGCTAGAGCTGAAGCTGCGTTAGCACGGTCAGAAGCCCACCACACATACTGTGAAGTTTCGTTGAGAACAGTCTTGTAGTAGTTAGATGAACCATCTGTCTTCTTAGCATCTGTGGCACGTGACAGACCCTTGAAAACTTCAAGGATAGCGCCAGGTGAACCAGCAAAGCCACCGTCTTCGTCAACAACAACTACGTGCAGTTCGTCTACAGCTGAAGTGTTGCCAGTTGGTGTTTGCGCCTGGAACACAGATGTGCCAGGAGCAGTGTCAACCGCATTGAAGTATTCCCAATAGCGCGTTGTGGTGTTTGAAGAGATAGCTGTCGACAGCTTGAGAGGATCTGCAAGTGATAGGTTAACATCACATGTACCACCAGCACCACCTGACGAGTCAGCATTGACAACGTTAATGGCTGTGATCTTGATCGACTGCTTACCGATTGAAGAGTTACCTACTTCGATATAGTCGCCAACTGTGAACAGAGCTGAAACACTTGTAGCAAATGTCTGTGCCTGAGCGTTAGTAACACCAACCGAGTCCGTGTTAGCAACGCGAATGCGAGCTGTGTTCGAACCAACAGAAAGTGTTAGAAGCGTGTTATTGAACGATGCGTTCGAGTCACCAACAGTGTTGGTTTGAAGGTCGAATGTCTTTGTATAAGCTGCAGCGCTGTCGCAGACCGAGATTTTCAACGAGTTACCCAGCGCACCAGGATACTTTGCAATGTACTCAACATCGCCGCTGAACGAACCGACCTTATCGTCGTAGTCGTCACGGTTCTTTACAGAGTGAGCTGCGTTAGCTGAGAATGCAGCTGAGTTAGCAATAGCTGAAAACACAACCGAAGTGTTAGCTGCACGCGAAACGTATAGAGCGTTTGAATAGCTCAGGAACGAAGCTGCTGTGAAGAATGTTTCTGGGTTTGTAGAAGCTGGCTTGCCAAATAGTCTAACAAGGTCATTTTCTGATGTAACAAGCGAGCGAACGCCAACTGGACCCCAACGGAACACACCAGCAATCGCACCTACAGTAGTTGACACTGGTGGGACAACCGTTGTAAGATCGATTTCTGAAATGTTTACGCCTGGGCTAATTTGGAATCCGCCACCACCTGAGCCGAAATTCTGTACCGCCATTTTGATCTCCCTTAAGAGGTTCTGTAGTTTTAGTTACGTGAAGTATTTATAAAAGAGTAGATTACAGAGATAAGAGGCGTTCAAACGACGACGTTTCATGCGTCACCTCTAGCACTTCGGAGAAGTCATCATCACCACCAAGATGTCTGAAGCCAAAGGAAAGAAGTTCATTTTCCATATCCTCTTCAGTCTTCTCTCTTAGCACCATAAGTGTGTTGATGTCCGTCAGGTCTTTAAAGTATTGCTGATCCGACATCCACGCAAATAGAACCAACCCCATCGCCAGGTCGTCGTTGCATCCAGGCTCTGCTTCATAAGAATTGCGCTTCTTAGAAAATCTGGATAGCTCGTATATAGTTTGATGGTCGTTGATAATAAGTTGATACTGTTCTACAAGTAGTTTGAGCATCGAACAGCCAATAGCCTTGACTGTCTTGGTTGTTCTGATACCACGTTCGGCGGACTTGAATCCGCTTGAAATTCTTTTGCCTCTTGCGCCAGCGTTCTCGGTGTATACGAGTAGCTCGCTTTCATAATCATAATGTAATGCGTCCACCACTTGAGCACCCACATCGTTTGTTTCAACAAGAATGACGGCGCTGTTGTACATCTTTGAAACATTGTGGATAACACCAGCATAGTCTAATGGGGTGATCATATTGTTTCTATATGTAGCAGCTTGCTGATATGGCATCGTGGTTGTATCGATGACGTGGAATGCAGAGTAGTCGAGACCTTTGCCGCGGGAAACGTCAGCTACAATCACATACTTATGATCTGGCTCTGTTTTGAAGTATTGCTTGAACCCATCATGCTCTCCCAGAGGGACTCTAGCTACAAGAGTCTTTAAACAAGCACCTGAGATTAGTGTGCCAGATGAACCTTGAAATGAACATTCGAATTCCTGGGCGAACTTCTCGACGTCGAAGTCCATCGCCGCCAGTGTTTCTTTATACCAATTCTCATCTCTACCTGGAACACGCTGCCAGGGAACTTCAACATATTCGTAGCCGTTGATACCTTCCTTAGCACCTTCGCACGTCTTATAGAAGTGGTTGAGTCCGTTAGGTGTAGAGGTGAATAGGATCTTGGTTGTCTCACCAGATGAAATCGTAGGGAAAACAGACGCAAAGAACTCATCCCAGTTTTCTACGAACGCCGCTTCGTCGATGTAAAGAAGCGAGATAGACTTACCACGAATAGCTGACGAAGAAGTAGCAGCAGCAAGAACCTTACAACCGTTCTCAAGTGTGATGTTTCCTTTGTTCCACTCTTCAACACCCTGCTGCAACCAGTCCGGGAGAGCTTCATAGGCGAGCTTGATACGATCTAGAATTTCTCTAGCAGCATCACCCTTGTTGGCCAGGAGGGCAACAGTTTTATGTTCATTGAATAGAATGTAGTGAAGAATGATAGCAGCCGCTGTGGTAGTCTTACCAGCCTGTCTGGAGGTAACAACTGTTACGCGGCGGTTATGAGTGATCTTATGTACAATCTCTTTTTGATAGTCATACATCTTGATCGGAATGAAACCGTGGTCCACGTGGACGATCTTGATGTAGCGCTCTGCGAAGTATACGGGATCCTGGGCGCAACGCAGCCACTCCTGAACCTGTTCGGCAGTCCAGGCAATCTGCTTCCTTGCTTTTTTGAGCAGTGGGTTACCATTGTAACCCTTGTCTGTATTAGGAATCACCATTCTTTAGATTCTCGAGCATCTTTTGTAGCTCAGCTGTTGACCCCACAAACAGATTGTTGTTGACTACCTTACCGTTTTCCTCAGCTGGAGCCTTCCCTTGAAGCCTTTGCTTCTTGAGCTGGAGATCGGCAATGCCGGCAGATACGTCAGCAAATGTTTTGATAAGAGAGTTTAGGACTTCATACGCCTTCGGATGCTGCGACTGCTGCGCGATTGCAATCATGTCTTCGACAGCAGCTTGACTCTTCACTACCGCATCATAGAGGTTTTCTCTCGCAAAGTCAAGGTCGTTTTCCTGTTGACTATTGTCCACTTTTGCGGGATACTGGACTGTGTCCCCATAAGGAATAATAGGATTTAAACCGAGCGCATTATCAATATCGGACATTACAAGTCCTCCGTAAAGTCAATCAAGAACCCGTAGTTGTCGTTGAGATCGATTTCATCGGGCGCAACAGACAGTGAGGCATTTGATGTAGGTTGGCCATTAGCTGTCAGGCCTGGCTTGATATTTATAATCACCGTTTCGTTGACAAGTGTGTTAGCAACCATCGGGGACGCGTCTGAAGCAGGGATGCGAATGTTAACGTCAATATCCTTAATAATTTCAGACCTACGTGTAGGCCCAAACAGGTAACCCTTCACAGTGAACGTTAGGCTGTGGATTAGAGCTCTGCGTGTAGCAAAGTCTCCCTCATATGTATCTTCCGAGGAAATGTCGTTGAAGATAATAGGAATGTCATACTTGCCGTTCATATCTGGCACGAGGTTGACGGAAGCTGTCCACTCAGGCGTAAAGTATGGCAGAATCTGCTCAATAATCTTTGTGCCATCTTCTGCGTTCTTCACCATAACTGATAGCTGGAACGTGAAATCGTAAGGGACTGGTGAATACTGATACAGCACCTGATTTGTGTCTGCTGAATAAGCCTTGTGAGTCTTATTGACTGTATTCATCTTGCGATCAGGAGCATATGACATAGTGATAAGCTCGAACGACATTCGAGGTAGCACCATAGCAACCGGCTGATTCAGGCCTGTATCCTGATTGATACGTGCTAGAAACTTTTCCTTAGGTCCATATGAGAGTGGGACCTTGAATGTCTGAACAGTCTCTCCAGCGGAGTTCTCTCTTGTAATGTACAGACTATCGAACAGCGTTCCAAACAGAACGATGTACTTACGAATTGTATTATGGTTCCACGTCTGTCCGAACATTATGCTAGCCCTTCACTGAATGGATCGATCTCTGTCCAGTCAAGAATATCATCTGCTTCTGCATCAATCTTGAGATTGTCGGATCCGTAATCCTGTGTTTGTGTGTCGAGGCTATACTGACCTTGAACAATGTCATAGCCGTCCTGGTCTGTGATAGCAAAGCCATCCTGCGTAAGGAGACGGAATGCCTGTTCGTTGATTGTGTATTGAGCTTCGATGCTATCCAGGGCGGCAACACCTGTATTTAGGCTTTCGTTTGAATACTCAAACAGCTCACATACCAGATCGTATACCTGCAGACCACCGAGTTGATAAAAGATTGCGCGGTCATTAACATATTTGATCTGGAGGATCTGTGATCTCTGCGGGTTCAGCTGGAAGAAGATAATGTCACCCTCTTGAGGAACAGCCTTCCCTGTATACTGACCAACTTCCGAATCATACGTTCTCTTTGCAATAGTAAACGTAATCTGATCGCGGATCTGCAGACCAAACTTCGATAGGAATACACCATCTCCCTCATAGCCGTCCACTGACTTGATATACATCTCAACCATATAGTTCGAGTTATATTCAGAGATAGGATCTTCACCGTAGATTTCATCAAAATTCTTTAACGTTCTTGGACAGTAGAATACATCGTTGCCGTAGATCTTGATAGATTCTACGACTAGATCTTCTACTAGTTGCTGCTCCATAGAGCTATTAAAGTTGTTGAAATAAAACGACGCAGACATTGTTATCCAATCATGTCAACCAAAGGCATGGAGTAGGAATTAATCAGATCGTCTTCAAGCTTCTCAATAGCAGCTGAAGCATCATCATAGATCTTTTCACCGTTAAACTGCACGCCGCCAGGAAGCTGCATACCGGTAAACTTGGTGAGGTTTGTACCCCATTGCTTCTTGATAAGCTCCGAGCAATACTTCTGTAGCCAGCTATCACCCCAAGCATCTGTCCATGTATCTGGATCAACAACTTGATAGGCTTCGACTAATAGATACTCGCCAACATTAACTGTGTTCCAGTCCATGTCGATATGGAGTCTATCGGTGTGGCGATTGTAGCGGATTGGCTGCTTGCCGACCAGCATTTCTGTCAGAAGTGAAAGATGCTCCATTGCCATATAGTATGGAACCATCGATACTGACGTTAGAGTATAGAGGTCATTCAAAGCAATCTGATAGCGAATGTTGAAGAGGTCATCAGAGCGGATAGCTGGATCCGACATTGAGAACAAGTTGACAACGCCTAGAATATTCTCTGGCATTGTGATGTACTTGTTAGTGATATCTGTCTGAGTAATCTGGTGCTTGTAATACACCTTCTCCGAACCATCGAAGTGATAATCGTAGAACTTCTTGAGAGCTTCGTCAATGCGATCTTCAACCTGATCATCATCGACGTTGATTTCGATAACAGGCTTTCCTAGCTTACGTAGGCAATATTCTTTGAATTCAGCTCTTGAGGTTGGTACGGCCATAGCATAGTTCCTAGGTTTCTTTTAAAGTATTTATCGAAACTTAGGACCTTGGATCCAGGAAACAAGAGATCTACGTACACCCTTTGTTACAGGAGTGACCCTGTGGTTGAGGAATGAAGGGAATACTATCACGGAACCTTTGGCTCTAAGCTGATCTACTGGTATCTGAGGATACTGGGGATCGAGCTCAAAATCACCACCTTCATACTCTGAAGGATCGGTCAGCTGAATTACAATAGAGATCTTTCTGTCATATGTTGTGGGGTTAGCCCAGAACGTGTCACAGTGCCAATCATACTTACCATTCTCAGTAGCCGAGTATTTGGTATACTGAATGTCTGGCAAGTATCTAATGTCAAAGCCAAAAGCATTCTTGTTTGCCTCATTGGCAAAATACCACAGCATGTCGGTTAGAAACCTATTGTGAGGGTGGTTTGGATCGATCCATCTAATCTCACTTGATCTATACTCGTTGTTGATAGAAGATCCATCGTAACCAAGTCCTGCTTCAGCTACGGGATACTGATTGCCTAGCTTGATGATGTCGTCGATCATTGCATCCTGTAAGTGAGCATGCCAAAACTGCCATAACTGATTCATACTTCCATATCTCCTGGCCAAAAATTAATCATCATACTCTTTCTTTCACCTTCAATAACCGGGTTGATCCAATGAAAGTATCTACTGCCCTCGAAGTATACAATGTCGTTATCTCGAGGCATAAACGTTTCATAGGGATGGCTTTTAATAAACTCCACATCAACCTTCATAGGCTCTGGATTATCAAACCAATCCAGCTCGGATATGCAAAGCTCGCCGCCGATTGTATTGCCGACCTTAAGATAGCAACCTATTGTTACTGGCGACATAACCAGACTCTTGTCTACAGTGTGCAGCCATGAGGAATCTTGATAGACTGACCCTCTCCTGATCAGATGGTTATAGTCACAGTGGGCTTCAAGCCGCTGCCCGTTAACTTGATGCTGAAACCAATACTCGATAATCTTACCCGAACAGTCATACTGCTCTACTTCGAGGAGCTTAAGGATGGCGTATTCAATCTGAGTCTTTGGCTCATTCCATCTGAAGAAGTTTGTATAGTCTTCGAGATTATGTGTTTGGGGTTTAGTTTCAAAATAAGGAGCTTGCAAGAACACCTTTGCGAGCTCAGGACTCAGCACTGACCTCTTCGTAATCTTTGATTGACCATGGGACATTGTTGAATCTTTCATTGACAAACGCTACATTCTCTTTAAACACTTTTGTCCCACAAAACGTCTCAACGAAAGCCTCAGGTGCGTGCTGTTGATACGTTCCC